AGCCGCGCCATCTTCGTTCAAAAGAATGGCGTCATGGTCAAATTCGATATTTCGAGCAATGTGGGTGTACTCCTCGCCATGAACTTCTTCCAAGTTGCAGAAAAGCCCTGTTGAGGTGTGGATGGGGGCAGATTGATCAATTGCGGCAAGGAGTGCTTTCCCTTTCTCAGTCCGATTGGCCACATCTACGCGGATCACTTTATCCAGATAGACAAAGCCCTCTTCACGCCGCACGTTCTGGTTGGTTGCCCCCACATAGAAATCGTCAATTGCATCCCACTCAGCACAGGCCATAAAGCACCCGTCTTTCATTGGGTGCCCAAGGGGAGCCGCTGTTCCGTTAAGACTCTGGAAGCTAGTTGCAATTTCGTCAGCTGGGTACATGATGTTATTCATGATCACGCCATCTGGCAACGTCCGGCTTGGGACAACGATAACGTCTTTCCCGTTGCGGGTTTCGCGCTTTATTCCAGCCGAATTGACCAAAGACCGGATGTTAACCCGAACCTGTTTGTTCATATCGTTCACCATTGTTTGAATTCAGGCGTTTCTAATCATCGCCATATTCGATAGCGACAACTGGCTTGTGCCCTGCCGCCTCGCGGATTTCTTCGACCAGATAAACCGGTTCATTTTGTTGTTTGGCGTTTATTTCGGCCATTTTTACAGCTCGATCCATTTTCTCGCCCGCGCTACTTTCAGTCAGATCAGTCCAATCCAAGAACCAATCACGCTCAGGCAGTATCCCAAAGCTTTCCAGCCGATTTAAAAGCGCCGTGATATTGGGAATAACGATGTTGTTGCGCCGAGCCATGTTGACCTTGGCCCATTCCGCTGAATCCTCTGTGCTTGCGCGCTCGCCGTTTTGGTTGCCTACAAGGATCTTCTGTGGGCAACCTATTGATGCCGCAAACAGTTGAAGTGCGACATTGAAAAAATGCTCTGGGCTTGGCAGAGAGATTGATAGATTTTGCGCGCTAATACCCTGCAACAGTAAGGAGGCGTCAAACCCTTTGTTGAAGTCATCAACCTGCTCGTCGATTTTGTCTGCAACATCTTCGACAGTAACCCCCATAGATGATGCAATATCAGCAATCTTCGCATCTTTATCAACTTCCAGTCTTAGCGGGGCCTTTGCGTTCTTATAAAAACCTTCCCCACCTGCGCCGCTGATTTTTTCTAAGTCTTGCAGGCTGTTGTATCCAGCCTTAAGCAATGATTTCCCGTGAACTGTCCCATCGTGCGACCAAACCAAAACGCGGTCGGGGTGCAATTCAAAAGAGCGGTTTTTATTCTGATCGTTACCAACCGATGACTCTGTAAAAGAGAACATCTTGGGCTGACCGTACGTTTCTGAACGCTCTTCATTGTCCCATTCTGAAACGGTCAACTGCCCCGCCCACACGGGTATCACTTCAACCAAACCACTCAGGCCTCCGGACACCGTTTCGACAGGCTCCTTGAATGCCTTATTGTCAGCAATGCGAAGAATTAATCCTGAATAACCGCCAACCAAATACCGCCGATCTGCATCTGCCATTTTCTGCCAAAGCCGCAAATCAGCAAACCTCTGGCGTATTTCACTCTCAAGATCGCTCTCTTTCGGCTTTTCTTCTTCCCAGATAGAGGGGTTGTCTTCCCACGTCTTGAGTATTGTTTTTTCAACACCAGCAGCCCCGAACCCATTTCGCTCATAAATGGCGTGGAATTGTGTAAAGGTCAGGCTGTCTGGGTAGCCGAAATCCTTATAATGGTTGTGCTTTGCTTCTTCGAAGTATCCGGGAAACATCGTTGTCATCCGCCGCGCAGCATTCATGATCTTTTGTAAGCCGTTCATTAGCGGTGCCTCTTCTTCATAAACACTGCAACAGTTGGTGGAGTAACCATGCAGGGAAAATAAGCCATCATAATTGCATCCGCCAAATTCGGGGACCGCGCGCCATCCGGCTGCTTGTCCACCATTGTTTTCCCTGTCGCGCTCGTTTTGTGCTGCGGCTGTGCAAGCTCTTCTTCGATCTGCGCCAAGTTTTCCAGATCAGCAGGTAGGCTGATCAACATATCTGCGTCGTAAGGCTTACCCCGTGCTGCCTTGTGTGCGTTCTCGAACCGCTTTCGCAGTGAAAACCACGCCTGAGCTTTTAGGTTGTGATATTGATCTTTATTCAGTGGGCTTTGTGAGTTGTCAGGTTCAATTCTCTCATCAGGGTTCAGGACCGCCGCACCACCCGCCCACGGATGCCACGTAAAGCCTTTTGGCTGCTCTCCCCTGCGCCCCATGGACGCCCATTCACCGGTGATACCCTCGCCCACGCTCACGCTGTCGTAGTAGCCTTCATCTGCATTCGCGGCCACCGATTGGACTGTTGCTTTTTGTGTGGTTAGTGCTGTGTCCAAACCGTTCCAAGGCGTGACCGACAACAACCCGATGCCCTTACGAACCGCCAGAGCATTCTCATCGCCACCATCTTCGCCACCTGCCACATCAAGCGCCGAATATGTTTTTCCCGTGAATTCAAGCCCCAGCTTTTCGGCCAGCCCGATAGCTGACTGAATCCACGCTGCCGGGATAACTACCTTTGACCCCATGCTTTCGTATTCGCCGAGCCAAGTATGCCCAAATCCTTCGGGGTTGCTCTCTCGATCTCCCTCAGCCTCACGTCGCAGCGTGTCCGGCAAAAACGGGTTATCGGTGTAGTTCGCCTTGACAATGATAGCGTCAGAACGTTTCCCGTCGCGTCCTCGGAGTAGTTTTTCAACAGCATCCCCTCGGCGGCGAGGGTTCCAGCTAAACCAAATCTGTGATCCTTCCATTCTGATCGTAGGGCGTAGAAGATCCATTGAACGCTGGGAAAGGCTTTGCGCTTCCTCAACCCAAGCAATTTTGAACCCCTCAAGTGATTTTACACTATCGGCTGTGTGGTCCTGCATCCCTTGGAAAATGCAAATGCCCGTTCCACCAATGCGCCGGATTTCTGTTTTTAGAACCTCGAATAAATGAGAGACGCCAAACTGAATGATTTTCAACTCGATCAGTTTTTTTGCCGAAAGCGCCAACGACTTCTGAACTTCACGAATGCAGACAATTGAGCAATCAGGATCGGCAATCATTTCCTCTACGGCCATGCCTGCCAATTCGTGCGATTTACCGCTACCCCGCCCGCCCCATGCGCCTTTGTATCTTATCGGGTCTCCGTGTTTATCAATATTGACTTGCAAAGGTACGGCCCACCTGGGCGTCTCAATCGTTAGTTCCATTGGCCTTTGGGTCTACGACTTTGCGGATAATTAACTGTGGCGTCATGCTGCCATCCGGTGAGGTGTGTTCGTGCTTATTTGGGAACATGCCGAGGTGCTTGCCGAGCTTGTCGAGCGCGCCGAGTTTATCCCAGGTCTTGATTTTGTGAAGGTGGTCAACTTGCTTGTTGCCGTGTTTGTCTGTGTCGCCGTTTTGCAGGGTAACAACTTCGATTGAGGCAATTGCCCCCGCTGTTTCATCATCCCAATCGGTCGGTGATGTTAGATTCCCCTCTTTCGTCAGAACATTGCGAACATCGGAGAAGCCAACCTTTGCCAGCTCTGCCAGCACCCTATCGGCGGTTATGTCCGTGCGCTTCGACCGCTTGTCTTTCAGCTTTTGGATGAGCGATTGCGCATCGGAGTGCCTCAACAATCGTTGACCCTGCGAATATGCAGTTTTTTCGCTGTACCCAGCCCTGATTGCAGCCTGTGTGGCATTCAGGTCAATCAGGTACTCTTCACAGAACCTTTTCTGCTTTGCGTTTAAGGTGGCCACCTTAAAGCCCCTCGCCCTTCCCGAATGCGGGGTTGGCTATCCAGTTCTTCCCGGTTGCGAGAACACAGGTCAGGCCATTTGCATGGGTCACTGTGATCGACCATGTACCGGATTTGCTAGATGTCCACATCTCAACCGCCTTGGTGTTTGTTTCCAAGCCTACGCCGTGACTGACTTCGCTATACTTTTCGGTCAGTTGTTCCACGATATT